TAAAAAATACACAAAACCAAATAAAGCTGCTGGAGATAGAGTAGTTGGTGATGCGGTGATTGGTTTAATGGAATCAATTAAAGAATCGGTAAACGAATCACAACTTAAAGAGTTTAAACACAAAGTAGGTTCAGAGACTATACAATTCAAAGTATCACCTTATAGAACTGGTATTTCATTAATTGCTGCAAGTGGTAACGATTTAGATAAACTACAAGATGTAATGGGTAGTGAGGATGAAGTAAAAGGTGAAATTCGTAAGTCTCTTGAAAAGAAACTAAGAATCCCAATCGAAATTGACCGTGGTTACGAAGGTGCTGGATTTGGATTTAAGATAGACTTATACGCATTAGCTAAAATGGTAAAATAAGATGAATAAATCAGAACTCAAAGAATTAATCCGAGAAGAATACCATAATGTAAAAAACTTTATGGAAGAAAAGTATGGATTCACTCCGGAGTTAGGTAAAGTCATTGATAACCCATATGTATCTGCATTTAAAAACGAAGCAACTTATTCAAGTGGATTATATATGATACTTGATAAAGATGGTAAAGTCGTTGATAAGGGTCTTCAAAGTAATATGTGGTATTCCTTTGAAAAACATAAAGGTAAGGGAACACATTACATCGTACCAAAGAAAAACCTAAGTAAAGCACAATCACTTATCAAAAAATATCAGTCAGACCTTAGTAATACTAAGTTCAGAGATTCTATTTTTAAACTATATAAGGAATCAGTATCAACTGAAGCATTGTCAGATTACGAGAAGGATGGTGCTGATTACGAACAATTATATAAAGACTACCTCTATTCTAAGAAGAGAAGAAACGAAGGTGATGAGTCTGATTCTGAAATGGCAGTAGACCAATTAGAAACTTCAATTAGAAGAGCACAAGAGTTAATCACCAAACTACAAGGTAAAGGTGACTTAGAACCATGGGTTCAGTCTTTAATTACAAAAGCAGAAGATTACATTTCAACAGTATCAGATTATGGTGAGGTTGAAGAGTATGACGTAGAGACTATCGAAGAAACCCAAGACTTCATTAATTTTATGAAGGAACATCGTAGTGAGATTAACGAAGCAGAGTATCAAGGTAGAGATGTAAAACTTGGCAAAATCATGCAAGGTGATGTTAAGAAGTTTAAAGTATATGTAAACAACGACAAAGGTAATGTTGTTAAAGTAAACTTTGGACAAAAGGGTATGACCATCAAAAAAGGTAATCCAGGTGCTCGTAAATCATTTAGAGCAAGAATGAATTGTGACTCTCCGGGTCCAAGATGGAAAGCAAGATATTGGTCATGTCGTAAGTGGTAACTTAATTAACTTTGACTTACATACTTATATAATACAATAAGTTTAACAAAAAAAGAAAATTATGACAAGACTTAAAATTTGGTTCATCAATCTATGGAATAGATTATTGAACAAGACAACCATCGATGAAAGAATCGAAGAAACAATCGCTGAAACAAAAGAAAGATTCAACGAAGTAAAAGAAGAATTAAAAGATGTTGCTGATGAAATCTCAGATGTAGTATCTGCTGCAACGGGTAAGGTTACTAAAAGTAAATTACGTTCAATGACAAAAGCACAACTATTTGCAGCTGCATTGGAAGACCATGGTGTCGAGTTGGATTCTAAATTGAATAAGACAAATCTTATCAATAAGGTATACGAACTTTACAACAAGTAATTCGTGAGAAAGTATTTCGGAGATATCAAGACCCTTCTGATAGTAGTATTAGGAGTAATCATATTTCTGACACGGAGTTGTCAGGGTGGGTCTGATATTACCGAACCTCAAGTTATTACTGAAGTAGTTACACAATGGGACACTGTTAAAGTCGAAAAGACTAAGTATGTCCCTAAAGTAATAGAACGTATTGTGGTAAACATAGATACGTTTGCTACACCAATTGATACGTTATCAGTTTTAAAAGATTATTACGCAAAGTATTTTTATACTGATACTATAAAGATTGACACCATTGGTTATGTTACTATTAACGATACAATAACACGTAATCTAATTTCATTCAGAGATGTTCAATCCAACATATTCATCCCAACAACTACAATTACTAATACTGTTTACCTCAACCGCCGGGAGTTTTTCGGAGGTATTTCGGTAGGTGGTATGTTAAATCCTGTACAAAATGAATCGCCAATAAATTACATTAGTGGTGAACTATTGTATATCAATAAAAAACGAAACGTATATGGGTTTGGATTAGGAGTTGACGCAGATTTCCTACCAATACTATCGGGCCGAATGTATTGGAAACTAAGTAAATGATATGCCAAAGGATATAAAAACGTTAGTTAGAGAAGAGTGGGTTAAATGTGCTAAAGACCCAACATACTTCTTTAAAAAGTATTGTTACATTCAACATCCCCACCGAGGTAAGATTCTATTTAATCTATATCCATTCCAAGAAGAATTGATGGGTAACATTAGTGATAACCGATTTAATGTAATCCTTAAATCACGTCAGTTGGGTATCTCAACAATGTCGGCCGGATATTCATTGTGGTTGATGTTATTTCACGAAGACAAAAACATATTGGTAATTGCAACTAAACAAGAAGTTGCAAAGAACCTTGTTACCAAGGTAAGGTTTATGCACGATAACTTACCATCGTGGTTAAAAGGTCAGACTGAAGAAGATAACAAACTATCCCTTAGACTTAAAAATGGTTCTCAAATCAAAGCAACTTCTGCTGCAGGTGATGCCGGTCGTTCTGAAGCATTGTCGATGTTGATTATTGATGAGGCTGCATTTATTAATAACGTAGAAGAGATTTGGACTTCGGCACAATCAACACTTTCTACTGGTGGTGGTGCAATTGTATTATCTACTCCTAATGGTGTTGGTAATTGGTTTCATAAAATATGGGTACAAGCACAACAAGGTGACCAATGGTTTCCAACCGAACTTCATTGGACAGTCCATCCGGAAAGAAACCAAGTTTGGAGAGATGAGCAAGAGAAGTTATTAGGGTCTAAGGGAGCAGCACAAGAATGTGATTGTGACTTTATTTCATCTGGTCATACGGTAGTAGAGGGTTCTACTCTACAATGGTACGAAGAAACCTATGTAAAAGACCCAATAGAAAAACGTGGGTTTGATGGTAACTATTGGTTATGGGATTACCCAAATTATTCTCGTGATTATGTAGTAGTTGCCGATGTAGCAAGAGGTGACTCATCCGATTATTCAGCATTCCATGTATTTGATGTAGAGACTGTTGAACAAGTAGCAGAATACAAAGGTAAGATTGATACCAAACAATATGGTGCAATGTTAACCTCAATAGCGTCTGAATGGAACAACGCAATGTTGGTGATTGAAAACGCAAATATTGGTTGGGCTGTAATCCAAGAAGTAATTGATAGAAACTATGATAACTTATACTACTCATATAGAGATGTAGGTTATATCGATGAGGATATCCATTTAAGAAAGGGGTTCGACCTTAAACGTAAAGAGGATATGGTGCCAGGGTTCTCAATGACCTCAAGAACACGACCATTAGTAATTTCAAAGTTAGATATGTATATGAGAGAGAGAACTCCTATAATACATTCTAAGCGACTCATAGAAGAATTGTTTGTATTCATATGGAATGGTAGTAGAGCTGAAGCACAAAGAGGTTATAATGACGATTTGGTGATATCATTCTCTACTGGACTTTGGGTTCGTGATACGGCACTGAAATTAAGACAACAAGGTATTGATTTAACGAGAACTACGTTGGGTCACATTGGTAAATCAAGTACTGGTGTATATTCCAATAGAAGTATAGGACAAGACCCTTGGAAACAAAAAGATACACATGGTAATGACAATGATTTAACTTGGTTACTATAAATTTGGTAGTTAAGTTTATTTTTTGTATATTTATAACTTGTAGAAGTATATACTTTTAGTTAGAGACACAATTATGGCAGATAAATCATTATTTAGTAGGTTAAATAAACTCTTCAACACGCAAGTTGTGGTTCGTAGGATTGGTAAGGGTAGAACCCAAACTATCGATACTCAAAGACTACAATCTCAGGGTAACCTACGTAGTTCATCTTACTATGATAGATTCGGTAGATTACACACCTCTCGTAAAAATTGGGAGACTTACAATAATCAATTTAATTATCATTCAAATAAATTAGAATTATATACTGATTATGAGGCAATGGATAAAGATTCCATCCTAAACTCAGTATTAGATATTTACGCAGATGAGTGTACACTTAAAAATGATATGGGCGATGTTCTTCGTATCAAGACACAAGATGAAAACGTAAAGAATATTCTACATAACTTATTCTACGACATTATGAATATCGAATTCAACCTATGGGCATGGATTCGTGGTATGAGTAAGTATGGTGATTACTTCCTTCATCTTGATATTGAAGAGGGTGTTGGTATTGTAAATGTATCACCAATGTCAGCGTATGAAGTAGAACGTGAAGAAGGATTTAATCCTGAAAACCCATATGAAGTAAGATTCAAGTTGGGTTCTATGGGTGCTGCTCACGGAGCAAGTGTAAATAAGAACGCGGATTACTTCCAATTTTATCAGATTGCACATTTCCGTTTGATGGCAGATACAAACTTCCTACCATATGGTCGTTCATTATTAGAAGGTGCAAGAAAGACTTGGAAACAATTAACTCTTATGGAAGACGCTATGATGATTCATAGAATTATGAGAGCACCTGAAAGACGTACATTTAAAATTGATGTAGGTAACATTCCACCCGGTGAAGTTGATAACCACATGAGAGGTATCATCGACCAAATGAAGAAAGTACCATATCTTGACCAAAACACTGGTGATTACAATCTCAAGTTTAATCTAATGAATATGTTAGATGATTACTATCTGCCAGTTCGTGGTGGTCAAAGTGGTACTGAGATAGATACATTAAGTGGTATGGAGTTTGGTGGTATCGATGATATCGAATACCTAAGAAATAGAATGATGGCTGCACTAAAA